TGCAAGGCCCGCAAGTCCTTCGTGCGCCTGCACATTTCGACAACTCATCCGCCGAACGTTCTGCGTATGACGGAAAAAGTCAAAATTCCCGCTTGACGGGTTTGATCAAACGCAATACCGTTTTGGTCATAACGGAATGGTGCGCCCGGCGCTTCGAACGAAGCCGTCGGGCTTTTTGTTTCCCGCTCCTTCGCAAAACATTTCGTTGCCGCGGCGGCGGAATTGTCCGGTGCGGCCTCCCCGCGCCACGACCATCCATCCAGAGGACTCGCGATGCCCGATCTCACCACTCCCGGAGCGCACGTCACGCCTGTGCCCCGGGGGATCGTCGCGCGCGCGAGCGAAGCCGTGCGCTACCTGATAACGGGCGTGACGCCCGCCACCTGGTTCGGGCCGATGCAGCCGCTGAAGCCCATGGCGCCGGACGGTACGGGCGCCCGCGCGTTCGATTATCCCGCCGGTTACAATCTTCAATACCAGCCACGTTATGACGAGCCCTTCTGCTTCGACACGCTGCGCGCGCTTGCGGACGGCTGTGACATGCTGCGTCTCGTCATCGAAACACGGAAGGATCAGATCGAAGGGCAGGACTGGGATGTGCGCCCGCGCAAGCTCGCGGACGGCACGCATCCCCGCGCGTCCGAATTCGCCGGCGAGATCGCGGCCGCGAAACGCTTCTTCGCTTCGCCGGACAAGGAGCATGACCTGGCCGGCTGGTTGCGCGCGGTCGCCGAGGACATGATTGTCATCGATGCCGTCTCGATCTATCTGCGTCCGGACAGGAAGGGCCGCGTCTTTGCCTTCGAACTGATCGACGGCTCGACGATTTCTCCGCGCATCGACGCATGGGGCCGAACGCCGACCGCGCCGGACGTGGCCTACCAGCAGATTCTTCACGGCGTGCCGGCCGCGGATTTCTCCGCCGAACAGATGATCTATTTTCCGCGAAACAGGCGGCCCGGCCATGTCTACGGCTACTCGCCGGTCGAGCAGGTGATCGCGACCGCGAACACCCTGGTGCGCCGGACCGCGCACCAGCTCGCCTATTACACCGATGAAAATCTCACGGACGGTCTCTTCGTGAGTCCGCCCACCTGGACCGGCGATCAGATCAAATCCTGGCAGGATTACTGGGACTCACAGTTCGCCGGCAATGTTCCGCGCCGGCGTCACGGCGTCTGGGTTCCCGCTGGAATCGATTTCAAGGAACTGAAACAGCCCAATCTGAAAGATGCCTATGACGAATTCCTCGCCCGCATCGTCTGCTTTGCGTTCTCCATCAGTCCACAGCCCTTCGTGAGCATGATGAATCGCGCGACGGCGGAAACGGCGCACGATTCCGCCGTCGAAGAAGGCCTGGTTCCGATCCTCGGATATTTCAAACGACTCTTCCGGATCATGTTCGACCGGATGGGCTGGCTCGATATCGAAATGGTGCCCGTCGACGATCGCGAAACCGATCCGAAGACGGCCGACGATATCGATGTCGCCGACGTGAAGGCGGGAATCCGCACCATCAACGAGGTGCGCACAAGCCGCGGCCTCGATCCATATCCCGGCGGCGACACGCTGATGCTGGCGACGGCGACCGGATACGTGCCGCTCGAGAACAAATCCTAACGTCCCCCCTGCGCATCGCACGGAGGACAGCAAACGGAGTCACCCATGGACTTTCGCCTGTTTATTCCCATCACCAAGGTCGACGTGGCCAAGCGTCTCGTCTACGGCACGATCGCCGAAGAAGTGCCCGACAAGTCGGGCGAGATCATGGATTATGAAACCGCGCGTCCCGAGTTCGAGGCTTGGTCGGCGGAAATCGCGCGCGCATCGAGCGGCAAGAGCGCCGGCAATTTGCGCGCGATGCACGGCAGCGTGGCGGCGGGACGGCTCGACCGGATCGTCTTCGACGACACGGAAAAACGTATCGCGACAGTCGCCAAGGTGGTCGATGAAGCGGAGTGGAACAAGGTTCTCGAAGGCGTCTACACCGGCTTTTCCATGGGCGGAAAATACAAGAAACGGTGGCGCGACTCCGCGCGTCCCGACCTGACACGCTACACACCGGAACCCATGGAGGTTTCCCTGGTCGACAATCCCTGCATTCCCTCCGCGACGTTCGAAGTTCTCAAGGACGACGGCACGACGGAGTTGCGAAAGTTTGTCCGTCGGGCGGCGACGGTCGAAGATGCGCGCCTGTCCAAATATGGCGCGCGTCACTCGAAAGAGGACCTGTCGCGCGTCCAGATGATGCACGACACCTCCGTCGCGTTGGGCGCGGCTTGTCCCGGCGGACAGTCGGACCCGGAGGACGTCGACGCGGAAGACGTCGACGCGAATGGTGGCGATGCAGTCGAGTCTGACAGCATCGACTTCGGCAAGCTCGCGCGCATCGCCATAAGAAACGTCGCCGACCGGTTTGCGCCGAAACTCGACGAAATGGAAAAGCGCCTCGTCGCGCTTGAAGCCATGCCCATGCCCGGCGGACCGCTCGCATCGGCTTTGACGGTCTCCAAAGCCCGCGACGCAAACGGAGCGGACCGCATGGGTGACCCGATCGCGATCTTCGAGCGGCACCTGGAATCTCTTTCTCCCGTGCAACGCGCTCACGCACTGACCAAACTTGCACTGAAGAACCCGATGAGCCGCTAGGCGGCTCACCCTCACCCGCGTCCGAGACGATCCGCGCATTCCCGCGCCGCGCTCCTGTTCCCCTCGCGGGAGAGCGGCACGAGGACATTTGCGTGCCCGGATGCGGGTGGGGGGACAATTCGTTCCCGAATTTCAAGGAGTCATCTGAATGAACATCACCAACGAATCCCTCGCTCTGATGCGCAGCGCACTGGCACAGTCGCAGCCGGACCTCAGAAAGGCCGTAACCGAGTCCACGGGACTTACGTTTTACGACCTGCAGGCGCCCGCAAAGAACCTCTACCCGACCATCACCAAGCTTCGAAACATGACGCCGCGCGTCGGACGACCATCGGGCTACGGCACGGCGGCGCACTGGAAGCAGATCACGGCCGTGAACGGTTCTGGCTACGACGCCATGGGCTGGATTCCGGAAGGTCAGCGCTCCGCCGCCATGAGCTACACGAGCTCGGACATGTCGGCGGCCTACATCACGCTCGGCGAAGAAGACTATCTGACCTTCGAAGCCGAGGCGGCTGCGGAAGGATTCGAAGATCTGAACGCGACGGTCTCGCTTCGCCTTTTGCAGAAGACGATGCGTAAGGAAGAGACGGGACTGCTGGCCGGCAACGCAAGCCTCGCGCTCGGGACCCCGTCGGCGCCCTCGCTTGGCGCACCAACCGATTCCGGATCCACGCTGCCCGCCGCCACATATTCGGTGATTGTCGTGGCGCTGTCCGCGGAAGGCTGGCTCAACTGCAAGGGCAACGCTGTCGCGGGCTTCACGGCGCAAAAGACCATCACGGGCCTCGACGGCCAGACCTACACGCTCAATGGCGGCAATTCCAATGTGTCGCCCAACACAACGCTGGCGGTGAGCTCGGGCAAAGGCCTTGCGGCCTCCGTCACCATTGTCAAAGGCGCCGTTGCCTATGCGTGGTTCGTCGGCACGGCTGGAAGCGAAACGCTGCAGTCCATCACGACCGTGAACTGCGCCTATTTCAACGCGCCGTTGGCGACAGGCAGGCAGGCCGCGACAACCGTAACGGCGGACAGTTCGACAAACCCGACGCTTGCCTTCGACGGATTTCTGACCAACGCCTTCAACGGTGGCAGTGTGGTCGTGCAACCGAACGGCACAAACGGTGTCGGCGCGCCGCTCACGGCTTCGGGTCGCGGTTCGATCGTGGAGGTCGATGGACTGCTCCAGAACATGTGGGACACGTACCGGCTCGGACCCACGGTGATCTTCGTTTCCAGCCAGGAGCAGAAGAATATCACCAACAAGGTCTTGTCGAACGCGTCCGGCCCCTTGCTGCGCTACGACGTGACGGCGACGCCGGGCCAGCCCTATGCAATCACGGCCGGCGGGCAGATCAAGTATTACTACAACCCGTTTGACGGCGACGGCATGACGATTCCCATCGTGCCGCACCCGGATCTGGCGCCCGGCACATTGTTCGCCTACTGCGAGCGCCTGCCCGAATGGTATCAGTCGAACGACGTGCCCAACGTCGCCGAAGTGATCACCAGGCGCGACTATTATCGCATCGATTGGCCGCCGCGCACGCGCCGACGCGAATACGGCATCTACGCCGAAGAGGTGCTTGCCGTCTACGCACAGTTCGCGATGGGAATCATCACGAACATCGGCAACGGCTGAGCCGCCGCACCGGCAACATTTGCCGCAATCGCGGCACACCATCCAGCGGGCAATCCCATGGCAGCGAATGATCTGACGACGCTTGCCGACGTCAAAGCGTGGCTCGGCCGAACGGACTCCAATTCCGACACGGTGCTGACCGCGCTCATCACGCGCGCAAGCCGTCAGATCTATTCGCATCTCCAACGCGGCCTGATCCTGCCGCATGGTGTGAACGAAGTGCGCGACGGTACCGGCGGCAATGCGCTCGTGTTGAAGCAGTGGCCGGTCCTGTCCGTATCCTCGGTGACCGTGGGAACGCTCTCCATACAACCGGCGCCCGCGGTTTCCGCGGACCCGGACGCCGGAGGCGGCCCCGGATTCTGCGGTGGCGCCGGCTGGACATGCGAAACGTGGGACGGAACGCCGCCCGGACGTCCGCAGGTGCTTTCGCTGAGCGGATACACGTTCGGTCAGTCATTTCCCTCCGCCCAAAACAATCAAAATGTGTTGGTCGTCTATCAGGCGGGGTATCAAATCTCGGCAGAAGCCCAGAGCGTTGCGGCCGGCAGCGTCACAACAGACGCGCCCTATGGCCCCTGGGCATCCGATGAGGGCGTCACCTATGCCAACGGAACGCCGCTTCAGAACGTGGCCGGCTCGCCGGCAATCGGTCAGTATCAACTCTCGGCGACAGCGGGCGTCTACAACTTCAACGCCGGCGACAACGGCGCTGCCGTTCTGATCAGTTACGGTTT